CGGAAAATACTGATAGTAGAGCTTCGATCCACGCGGCGGCGTAGGCGAATTGTCATACATAAAATACGTTGCACCTTCAGGAGTAATCACAAACGGAAACACTCTGTCAGGGTGCAGCGGAATTGTCTGATTAACACCACGTCCAGGAGTTGACTGAATGTAGTTGTAGAAGTTACCTCGCAACATCTTATGAGCTTGGCCCATTAACCTCCAATCAAAAGACGTTTGCCATTCATTAGGCTTGTCATGCATTTGCTTATAAAGTCTATGATTCTTAGCAATTTTATGACCACCTTCAGGCAATTCTTGCATTACATGCAAAGGAAGCATTGCAAGAGTCAACGCTTTACGATTAACACAAGCATAAACAGTGCTAATCTTTACAGCAGTATCTGCGTTAACGGTTTGACTAGAAGCAGTATTAGCAATGCCGCCGAAGTAACCTGATAGCGCAGGATCACCGACAAGCAAAGACGGCTGTACTGAAGCGCGAGTTTCAAAGAGCGAGCTAAGCCAACTCATTCAAGCACCACTGGCTTAGCGGCTTTAAGAATCCCGGCGACACCAGGAGCCATAAATATGCAACCTAAAAGGATAAATGCGACAGCAGGACTAAGTAGGTAAGTACCGTAGAAAAGTAGTGCAGCACCGATGAAAAACAGTACGTCGCTAAAACTAGGCAGAAATGAAAGGAGTTTTTCTTTTGTCAATGCGGTCACACGCCTTTTGGGTTTACCGACTTAAGGCTTTCTCCCCAACTTGCGAGAAAGCCTTTGTTGCTATTGTGAGTGTATTTAACACAAGCTCCTATCCAGAGTCAAGGGCTTTATTAAATATTGCTGAGGATTGGAGGATTTTAATTTAGCAAGTACATTTATCGCCGTCTTTATTGCAACCTCTACAATATGTACCTAAACCTGCTTTTGGCCGTAGATTGCCGGTTGAAATTGCTTTAGTTACAACCCTGATTATAAAATCATGAAGTTCTTCGCCGGTCATAGGAACAGGTTTGTTACCTTGAACATCACCCAAAGCATAACCACTATTGTTGGCATCGTTGTTTAACATCTTCATTACTTCAGCAATCATTTCAGAAGCAACATCATACTTGCTAGCACAAGTGATATGCTCAGTTCTGTAGCGTTTCAGATAACCTAATAGAACGTGAGCTTCGGGTCTAGTCATTTGTTTCCTCCCTATCACCTAGTTTGCTAAATATAGTCCAAGACTTCAAATTGCCAGTTTCAATTACATTTTCACCTAACCAAAGCTGATTAGGATTCGGATCATGAACTACAATACCATTAACGTCAATTACAACAGCGTGCGTCTTGCCCTCGAAAGTTCGGCTAGGAACGCAAGCGTCAAAATGACCGTTAATGCTATCTTCAAGCTTAGGAATCTTACCTTCTTTGAAGTATTTAGTACCTTCCAATTGCCAACCTAGCGCATAAAAGAAATAGTAATAAACATTCCACCATTCATGATCGCCAAACAGAATGAGGTTTGGTACTTGTGAAAGTTCAAGATCAAGCAAGGCCGCAATGCACGCTTGATGACAATTACCTTTACCTGGATCAACGCAGGTTTGAAATACAGGTGTCATTTCTTCAAAGCCTCCCACTGTTCTTCAGTAAGCCAAGTTCTAGCATTACAAACAGAACAATTAACATGCATAATCGGTTGATTACTCATTTGAGCGTTGTACCTGAATTCAGGCTTACCGCCTCTACCGCTGTTCGCTATCCAGTTACATTTGTGTTGAGTCATTTGTCTGCCTCCCAAAGTTTAAACCAAGACAATTCCAGTCCTGTTCATCAATCATTGAATTCAAAACATTACTTTTAAGTTCAACGTCAGTTTCTAAAAATTTGATGCAATTCTCAACCATAGCTTTAGCAGTACGTACTTGATTAGAACTTTTGCAAGATTTAATTACTGCTATCGTCTTGAAGTACACAACATCTTCCTCAGACATTTGTTTCTCCTTTAAGATGTTTGGTTACTCCACTCTGGCTATTAACCGAAAATCTGAAGCTACGCTACCTCCCACCGGTAGTTTACATACGTAATCGTCAAACCACCATTTATATGCTTTGCTTACTAACCACGCAGGCGCTGCTGTATCATCAAACACTTCCGGATCAGAATCAAAGTAAAGATGTGTCATAGAGAACAACATCGCAATCCTCCTTCCCGCTCAAGCACTGCACCTTTATGAACTCACTAATAGTCATACCGCGAGCCGCCGCACGACGCCTCAGAACCTGCTTCTCATGCGTTGTAAGCCGGATTTCGTGCCTCTCTGTTGCTGTTCCAGGTCGAGAGCCTTCCGGCGCACCGGCTCCCTGTCTTGCGCCACCGTGAGTCATAATTCCTCGCATTATGATTGAATGTACGTACCAAAAAATTATTCAAACGCCGCAATGCGCTCGCCCAAGATTAGAGAATACTCAGTCATTACGTCTAGTTGCGCTATCAGTCTGCTCAACTCTTCAAAGGAGACTATACCGATAGCGCCTGGGACAAACGCCGCAAGCTTATCAATCTTTTCATCCAATTCAGCTTTCTCTTGAACAACTCTTTCTTGAAATGGTTGCATTTAGTTCTCCTTTAAAGTTCCGCAAGTAGATTCAGCATATCTTAGATACTTTTCAACCTTTGCTTTCTTTTCTTCAATAGCGTTCACATCACGAATCCAGACACAACGCTTAATAGCATCGCAGTCTTCAAGCAGTTCCATCACCGCCTGCAAATCTCGAAACTCTTGAACAATTCTGTCGGCGTTACTTAGTTCTTGCCCTACTTGCGCTTCATCAAGTCCGAAGCGCAATGCCTTACTTACACGTTGAGCAATTTCGTTGCACTCTTCAGCCGCACAGCTTAGCAAATGTTCAGTTCTGTTCATTTACTTCCTCCTTATCTGAAACGCCAAAGCAATGTGCCTGCTCCAAGACCAACTAGGATTCATACCTAAATACGGATCATAAAGATTACCTTCATGAAGCAATACAGCGTGACCGTAGTTAGCATCCATACAATCATAAAGCGATAGCATTAAGGTTGGATCGCGCTTTCTCAACCCTACTAACGAATCAAGCCCAATACCCATGACGTTAGTACAACGATCAGCCCTTGAAACGCCATATTTCTCAAACACTTTGTCATGCTCAGCCTGATCCATCCGCTTAGGACCGACTAAAGCAATAATGTCTTCAATAGAAATGTCAGCCAGCATAGCCAAACAAGCTTGCTGACATGCCGTTTGATATTGACCTTGAAGAACCAGCTTCATGCGTAATCACCAATACGCTTTGCATTCCGCTCTACAACTAAATCATAACTAGCAAAGAATATATCTTTCTTACAAGGATAAACCTCACCCTTAATGCCAGTAATTAGCATATCATCGGGCGTAAACTTCATAGTTCCTTCAAGTGTGGGAATCAGATAGCATTTGTCGTTCTCATGACTAATATGTTGCCCTTCATAAGCAAACGACCACGGCATTCCATTTACAATATTGCCGCCACAATTAGCTTTGCCGTACTCAACAAGTTCATCAAACGTAATTGCTTCAATCTCAACCGGTTTCTTTCTGTACTTTGTCATTTCTCACTTCTCCTTTTTAGAGTTTATCCAACATCTCACGAACATCTTTCTCATACAGGAACGTAGGCCAAAACAAAGCATCGCCCATGTAATCACCTTCAGTTTCTAGGTCATCAAACCCAATACATTCATGCTAAGCGTAGCAAGGAAACTCTTTAGGAGTCTCCAAACCTTCTAGTTCACCAAACCAAAGTTCAGCCCAATCAATCCAATCATTGTTATCGTTGAGCAGTGTTAGGAATTGCATTTCCATTTTATTTTCTCCTTTGATTGTTTGCCCACATTACAGAACACGCAATATGTTCTCTTCACCTCTTGCTGCTCTAGCGTTGTATGAATCACCTGTATCTTCATCGTTTGCCATTAACCGAGCCAAAGCCATAATTGCTCCAACCGCGCCGTCTATTTTATTTGCATTTGTAGTTTTAGTTGGAAAGTAATGCTTCACATTTCCACCTGAACGAGATTGTTTTAAAACAACATTTCCGCACATCCATTCAAACATTTTATTTCCGTCATGAAGAAATGCATTATCAGTAACCATAGCCTCTAGTTCCTTACACGGCTCACTAATATTCACAGCAGACTGCGTGAATTCAACACACTCGAACGAAGCCCATTTCTGAATATTAGAAATAAGCATGGATGCTTCACGAGGGTCAAAGACAAGTTCTTGAATATTAAATACGCTATTCAACATTTTAAGGTCATCTTCAACAACATTAAAATCAGTTCGCTCGCCTTCTGTAGCAGTAAGCAAACCTTCTTTTTCCCAAAGTTGATAATGTTGATTCTCTTTCTTAGCAACAGTAGCTTCTGGTAAATAGAACTTAGAAAAACACACTACTCGCTTATTGGTCTTGCGATTCCAACTGCACGTAGGATTTTCGCCTAGACTATTAGCACAGTTGTATCGTTCGTCCTGGTAAACAGCTTTGGCTCCACATCTAGGGCATACTTCAAGTTTCACACCTTCTATCTCAAAAAGTATTTCAAGAGCAACAACATCAATTTTGCTCGCCAAGTCCAAACCCAAATAGCAGTTCCTTCCGGCGAAGTGCTCAAGCTTCAAGGAAGCATCACCACATGATTTAAACTTAATCATGTCTAGCCATGCGCGGCCAGCTGACTGCCACATATTCAAATGCTTAGTTAAAAGTATATTTCTTTCACCTAGCTTAGTTAAAGCATCATTGTATTTACCTCTTAAATAATTCTCGTTCACAGAAACCCCAAGATTCGGGTTGGCTTTGCGCCATACGTCAAAATCTTCGTATGAGTCTTCAGGGTCTACACCAAAAATAACAGCAAATAAGTTATCTTCAATGAGCGTACCTTGAATAACCTTAGTTGCATTTTCGAACATTTCATAGCAAGGAGAACTTATATCAACACCGGCAGTTGTGATCACACAAAGGAGCGGTTGTGATCTTGCCCCCATTCCTGTTGACATGCTATCGTACAATGCACTAGTTTGTGCCTCATGATACTCGTCAATAAGTGCTGCGTGTGGAGACTGCCCATCAGAAGCTTTACCTACAACTGGTTCAAACCTAGACATATCTTCACTTCTGTATACAGAAGTGGGGTTCCTCTGCGTACCCGTTAACGTTAAACCAAAAGCTTCGACCAAATCAGGGTTTAATTTACACATAGCATAAGCAGGTTCAAATACACACATCGCTTGCTTTTCAGTTTGAGCGCCTGCATATACTTCAGCCCCAGGCTCATTGTCACAAAAAGCCATATAGAGTCCTATGCCAGCAGCAGCGAGACTTTTGCCTGATTTTCGAGGAAGCATCCAAAACACTTTATTGAAACGCCTAAGATTATCATCTTTACGTTTCCAACCAAACAAAGTTGTATGTAGAAACAGTTGATGGTTTTCCAATACAAGTAAATTACCCCTCCAAGTTCCTTTTGTGTGGGGTAATTTTTCCATAAATTTTGCGTGCCGGTTTCCAGCGGCTTCGTCAAAGTAATACGGATAATCTCCGTCATGTTGACGTTGCAAATCGGTTAAATGTCGTTGATATGCTAACTTTTCAAGCTTGGAAGCTTTACGATTAGGAAGTTGATCGTTTATAGCAGCAACGCAATATTCATAAGACAATTGACAATGATTCCTACTCATTTTCACACCATTCTATATCTGTTTCTTCTGAAAATTGACCCAAAAATAATTGTTCTTTTTCAGCCTTTTCTCTAGCAAATCTTGCCTTTTGACCTTTACTCATATTCTCACGCGCTTCATCAGTTCGATTCAAGCTCGCTTGTCTATTCTTTTCACGAGCTTCTTCATCCCAAACACGAGACTTATTTCTTTCGATGACCAATTCACTTCTAGAAGGATTTAGTTTATAACTTAAAGACTGACCGATAGACATATTCAATCTAGCTTCTTCAGTTCTAACTTGACCTTTGTTTGCTTTGCTTATTTTTTCATTATGTTCTTTAGAATTAGGTCCTTTCTTTCTACCTGTTTGTAAGGCAGTTAATTTGGCTTGATGTTCTGCTGTACGTGGCCTTTTCTTACCTAATTGAGCTAATCTCATTTTCTCTATAGTTTCAGGACTTCTAGGCGGTCGTTTTTTACCTCTTCTAGATTCGCTCATTTTTGCACAAGTTTCAGGCGACAATGGACCACGTTTTTGCCCTCTATTAGCAGCACCTATTTTCTCGCGTACCTCTTCAGGCATATCTCTGCCGGTAAGACCTTCACCGCCAACAGTCATATTGGTAAGCCTCGCTCCCAAACTCTTCATATAAGCTATCCAAAATTGCTCAGCTTCAATCCAATCGCCGCCAGGAGGTACTATTTCGACTACAAAATAGTAAGGATTTTTAACTTTATTAAACCATCTTGAGGCATGTGTGTTAAAACTTCTGCTCACATGATTACGAATACGGTGTTCAACTTTTCGAACAGTTTTACCTACGTATCTAGGTTCATGTGTAACAGGATCACAACAAATGTAAATACTAGTAGGTTTAGTTAAACATCTTTGGTCGCTCATAAATAACCCCTAAATAGAGAATGCCCCTTACACAACTGCCATTGCGTAAGGGGCATTCAAGGCACAGATTTGAGTCTGAGCCACTTTTAAGCACTTGGCAGAGTGCTTGTATCAATGTTGGCAAGCACCATAACAGAAACTAATACCCGAAGTCAAGGTTCAGTCGGTATTATTCCTGGCTACGCTCGCATTTGACCAAAATAGCGCAGTTTCGAGGTTAGTCATCGCTAATGATTTCTCACGACTATCAGGACAATGACAGTTAATCTCGTTAGCAAATCGCTTCGCCATTTCCCGAAGAATGTTGTACTTCACAGTTTGTTCATGTGTAGGCGGGTGATGTCTGAAGTTGTTATCTATTTGAGATTGTGGAATCACTTATTATTCTCCTTTTCACGCTTACAACGCTCAATTAGTTCTATCAACCATTGAGATAAAGGTGTGGGTATAATGTATCTCACGGAAAATGCAAAGTAGAATTAGCAGCATCTTTGTGAGCTTGGTCAACAAGCTTAATGAACTTCAGAGTTCTTTTGCGAATTTTAAGCAATTCAGCATCAGACAGCTTTTCATCGTTAGGTCTAAAGTACCCAGGCCCATGACCTTCGAAAGAACCTACTTGCATATCTCGCTCCTTATATCTTCTCAAACTTAATCCCGCGCTCAGCCCAGGCATTAACTTTATCCCAATCAGGCTCATTACCAGTAAGCCAGCAAACCATGCTCAAGCCGCTAAGATACAGCTTCAGCCACCATTTAACCTTTACTCTGATCACCAGTTCGCACTTAGCCATATCAATCATCCAAATCCGCAAAGCTGTTCTTTTTTTCAGATTTCTTAGACATCTTAACATTACGGCTTGATGCAGGACTTAGACCAAACTCCTTAAGTATCTTTTCCATCGTATTCTTAGCTTCATTCCTCATTGCTACTTCGGGATAAGGTTTAATTTGTCCATTTTCAGTAGTATAAGTTC